TTTATCAAGACCGCTATTTGTTTATTTTAAGCCTAACACGGCAAACAATATTGATTTGCAATCTCCGTTAGGGATTAGCCTATATGAGAATTCGCACGATGTTTTGTATAGCTTAGATACAAAATACGACTTTTTTAAGCAAGAATTTGATTTAGGTAAGCGTCGAATTGTAGTCGATCACTCTATGATTAAACCTTACATAGACGAGGACGGCAACGTACATAGAAAATTTGACATAAACGAATCGGTGTTTGTGCCTTTAGGAGCGGACGAGGAAATCAAAGTAACAGACTTGACCGTACCAATAAGGGCAGACGACATAATCAAGTCAATTAACGCTGATTTAGACTTGCTGGCAATGCAAATGGGATTTTCTCCCGGCACTTTTACGTTTGACGGAAAGAGCGTAAAAACAGCAACCGAAGTTGTATCAGAAAAATCTGAAACCTATCAAACGAAAAATAGTCATGAGGTATTAGTCGAGCAAGGCATCAAAGAATTAGTACAAACAATTCTCGAAGTGGGTATGCTTTGCAAGCTATACAGCGGTGCTACTGATGTTGATGTGACGGTGGATTTTGACGATTCTGTCGCTGACGACCGACAAGAAAATTACAATTATTACTCGATGGGCGTTAAAGATAAATTAATTCCAAGAACCGAAGCAATACAGCGAATTTACAAAGTTACTCTAAAACAAGCGGAAGAATGGATTGAACAAATTAAACTTGAAGAACAAGGCGAAACGATACCTGACGAAATATTAGATTTAATCGGCGTACCTGCGAGGAATATTGAATGACGATCGAAGAACGTTTGCTTGAGTATCAGAAAAAATATCTATCTTACGAGCAGGAATTGACTGACCTTGTTACAAGTTGGTTGCAGAAAGGGTTAGACGCAGAAAACATTGACGATTGGAGGACAAAGCAGGAATTAATCGAGATCAACGAAGATTACAAGAAACAAGAAATCTATCAAAGAAACAATCGAGCGTTATTAATACAAGCAGCAGCATTAACCTATACGCTTGCAGATCAAGAAATCAAAAAACAGACTAATTTTGTAAAGGATTACGACAATACAAAACTAGATGATATTAAAGAGCCGCTAAACGCCACTAGAGAGATTTTAGCGATTGAACAGTTAGAATATCAATCTAAAACAGCAAAGACGATTATTGACCACTTAGGCAGCGATTACAGGACAATTCTTGACGACATAGCGAAAGAATTTGTGTCGGGTAGAAAAGCATTGCAACAGGCAACAGTTGACGTTTGCAGAGCGTGGGCGAACAGAGGATTAACCGCAGCAGTAAGACGAGACGGTTCGAAATTGTCAATTGAAGGTTACATTTCGTCATCTTTGAGAGCGATGCAAAAAAATGTAGCGGTTAAAATGCAAGAAGCGACGTATGACGAATTAGGAATAGATTTAGTAGAAATATCAAGCCTATTCGATAGTCGTATATCGCACATACCGTTTCAGGCGAAAGTTTATTCAAGAAGCGGAGCAAATCCCGATTATCCTCCATTATCAAGTACAGGTTACGGAACTGTTACAGGACTAATAACAGGAATTAATTGCAGACATCAAATGTACCCTTACGATGAAGAAACAGGACAGACATTTGAGACTTACGACAATCGGGAAGTCACAGAGAATTACAAACAGTCACAGTATCAGAGGGAGTTAGAACGAGACATCAGGAAAGCAAAAAAAGAGCTTAATGTTGTTGAAAAATTAGGAACGGACGACGATATAGCGAGAGCGAATGCAAAAGTCAGAGCAGCACAGGCAAGAATGCGAGGATTTATTAACGAATCCGGCAGAACTAGAAGATACGCAAGAGAAAGAGTTAGTTATGGACAATAAATCAGAAATTTTAAAAGTTATCAAAAAAGCAGTAAAAGAACTCAAAGAGGAAGAAATAGCAGGGATAAATATACAAGTATCACCGCCCGAAAACTTAATGCTAGGTGACACTCTAGCGATTTATGTTGTATTTAAGGCGAAGGAACAAGAAGCAGAAGAAATTAGTTATTACGGGCAATAACAAAACGAATTAACCAAATTAATTAAGAGCAGTCCAACAGGGCTGCTTTTTTTATGTCCGACCTGAGCAAGTCGTTAAAAGGCTATGACCGACCGCCAGCGTAGTGGCGTTAAAAAACGAAAGGAAGAAATTATGAAGCGTGAATTTTTAGAAGAATTAGGACTTGAGAAAGAAAATATCGACAAGATCATGGCAGAGCACGGAAAAACAGTACAGGGGTTGAATACAAAAATATCTGAAAACGAAACTGAATTGACGAGCTTAAAAACTCAAATCGCAGAACGTGATAAGGATATCGAAGATTTAAAAGCTAAAGCGACAGACCCTGAACTAAAAGGCAAATATGAAGCGTTAGAAGCGAAGTATCAAGAAGATACCGAAAGCCTGACGAATCAAATCAATGCTACACGTAAGAACTCGGCAATCGAGATAGAACTCATGAAGCGTGGAGCTTTGAACAATAAAACTGTAATTCCATTACTTGACCAAGACACAATCAAGCTCACGGACGACGGCGTACAAGGATTATCCGAGCAGCTAGACAAGATAGCGGAAGACAATCCGTTTTTGTTTGCGACCGATGAAAGTGACGACGGCAAGCCTAATTTTTCAGTTAATCAAAATCCAAGCAAACACAAAATGACCGCAACGCAAAAACTAGAAGAAGCGTTGGGAATCGTAAGAAAGGAATAATTTATGGCAATTAATTATGCGACAAAAGACGGTGGATTATTTGACGTTAAGTTGGCTCAATCGTCCTTAACAGGCGGATTAGTCAAGCAGGTTGATTTTATCAATAACACAAAGAACTTCACCTTAAACGAATTAACGGTTAGCGGATATAAACCGCACACACGAAACAAAGGATTTAACGCAGGAACGTATTCAAACGAGAAACCTGTATATACGATCACTCAAGACCGTGACATTGAGTTTTACGTTGATACGATGGACGTTGACGAAACAAATCAAGATGTATCTATCGGCAATATTACAAGAAAGTTTATCGAAACGCAGTCCGGTCCGGAGGTAGACGCTTACAGATTTATGAAGCTGTTCCAAGTGGCAAGAACTAACGGCAAGACAGCATCTGCTTCTTTGGCAACAAATACGGTATATTCCGCAATTAAAGCAGGTATCAAAGTTGCAAGAAAACACGGTGCTCAAAACTTACTTTGCTATGTTTCGAGCGATGTAATGGACTTACTCGAACGCTCAACAGAGTTTACGAGAAACATCACAAATCAGAACGTAGGAAGCACAGCTCTTGATTCGAGAGTAACGAGCATTGACGGCGTAACCTTAATAGAAGTATGGGATATTGACAGATTCAATACATTCCAGAACTTCAGCGACGGATTTACTCCTAACGGCTATGTTTTGAACTTTGTTGTTGTAGCAGTACCTTATGCAATCGCAGTAGCTAAACATCAAGCAGTGTTTATGTTCGCACCTGGTCAACATACAAACGGCGACGGATATTTATATCAGAACCGCTTGTATCATGACTTGATCGTACCGAACGCAGTCAAAGACGCTGTTTATGCTCACTATTCGACAGATTTTAAAGGCACAGAAGTGACTATTAGCTCAATGACACAGGTCGGCGGAACTTCGGGCAGTGCTGATTCAACCGGAATCAAGATCACATTTGGCAAGGCTGTAACAGGCTTAAAAGCTGAACATATCACGATCACAAACGATACAGGCGCAGCAACTAAAGGCGATTTAACAGGCTCAGGCACTGAATGGACAATAGCTCTTGCATCGGTAGAAACCGCAGGTAAGGTCAAAGTCTTAGTTAGCGGCTTAGACGGATACAAATTCCCGGCAACAGCAACAGAAGTAACAATCTATAAAGGTACTTAATCATGAAAGTATATCGAGTGTTAAGGACGACATGGGATAGCAATATACCCGACGCTGAAAACAATCCTGAAAACTACATTTTGCCTGAAAGTTTAGTCTTTTACGAAGACGAAAAACGAGCAAAGGAAGCGATAGAACGAGGGATAGTGGAGGAAGTCGAGGTTATTGTATTCGAAGGTCCGAAAGGAAAACCTAAACCGAAAGTGACAGCTCCTAAAAAGTAAAGGGGGCGAATATGCTAGTAACGACAGATTATTACACTAACGAATATAACGGGTTGGAGTTAGATGATACAACTCTGACCCGTTTATTAATTCGGGCAGAAAACGACATTAACCGATTGACTATGCGGATTTTAGATCTAGACGATTTTAACGCAGCCAATCAAGTTTTTATTAAAAATGCGATTTGTTCACAGGTTGAATTTCTTGCGACACAAGGCGAAACGGCATCAGTCGTAGGCAACGAAGCAGGAAGTTTTTCGATAGGCTCATACTCTGAGAGCAAGTCCGGACGGAGCGGAGCATACACAGGCGAGCAGAGCACTCGTTACGCTCAAGCGGTCTATGACTGGCTATATCCGACAGGATTATTGTATCGAGGGGTGAGCCTATGAAACCGATCAGACGAGAGTTATTGATACATACCATCTCATACGCACCTCCTATATCTGACAGTTGGGGAGACCCTGAAAGCGTTACACCTGTAACGGTTAAGCGAGTAAGGGTCGAACCGACCAACCAATTAGTAAGAGACGGTGCAGGAGAGCAGATAATAGCAAACACGGTTTTGTTTTGGGATCGTATTGTTTCAACGCCTTGCAACTTTGAAATTAACGGCAAAGTGGCGTTTAACGGCAGAGAAATGACGATTGTCAATATTGCTGATTATTACGATCGAGCAAACCTACATCACAAGGAAATAACGCTGAAATGATTAACATAAAAACCGAGTTTGAAGGGATCAGAATAGGAATGCCACAGAAGACGAAACAGGCTCAATCTGTATTGGTAAAGGAAGTATTGAAAGACAGTAACTTTTATATTCCACGAGATACAGGAGCCTTAGAAACGTCGTCGCAGATTGCGAGTAACGAGAAACAGCTTAGCTGGAATACTCCTTATGCGAGACGGCTGTATTGGAATCCTCAATACAATTTCAGCAAAGA